GTGCAGCCGCTCCTGGTATTCGACACCGAGCACCTGCGCGATATGCTTTCCAGGCTCAGGAAAGGCGACATCGACCGCGAATGGGGCGTGCACCAGGACCCGCCGAAGGTCGAGGTCGAAGGCGCCTATCTGGCCGAGCCTGATCTCTATTGGCGCCACCTCGACTCTCACGTCCTACGGCCGCAGGCAAACCGTGCTGGTCGCATCAAACACGTCTGGGTGAAGCGCAACCAAAAGTGGCCCGACCATCTGCACGACTGCGAAATCATGCAGCTCGCCATGGTCATGCTGTGGAACGACCTGTCACCGTCCAGCGATGGCTAGTTTTTACTAATCCATTGAAGCCGACCCGACTTTGAAGAATATCCGCCCGGCGTGTTCACTTACACCGTAGCCATCAAGCGATCCTATCTCCGGGCCGTTTACTCGGCCCTGGGTGGCTCGACGCTGCTGGCTGCTTTGGCTGCCAAGAGCATCGCGTCATCGAGCGTCATCGAGTCCGGCCAGGTTGTCCGGTCGACGTCTTCATCGGATGTTTCGGTCGAGTTCGCCGAGCCCGGCAAAGGCGCCCCGACGCCTTCCGAGATGGTCGAGATGTGGGAAAGCCTGATCTCCGACTATGAGCTGGCGGTCTATTTCCTGAACCAGGACGGCATCGCCAGCCCGACCGATGCTCAGATCTACGCCAAGATGATGGCTGTGGTTCTTGTGGCTGCCACGTCTTACGGCGGCGACTTCTCCAACTTTAGACGCGAAGGCACCATTCGCACCGGGATGACCTGATGGGACTATTCAACAACATCCTGGCCAAGTTCCGGTCGGCGCCTGTCGACCGTTACGAGGGAGCGACCAACAGCATCCGCCGGTCGTTCCTGGATACGTCCTACACCTCGGTGAGGTTCGACGTCACCAGCAGCACCCGGCAGCAGATTGTCCGGAAGTCTCGATTCTTCGAGCAGAACAATGCGGTGATGAACCGCCTGGGCGATCTCTTCGAGAACTACACGGTCGGCAGCAACTTCTCGGTGCAGCCGGCCAGCTCTAATCCCGACTGGAATCTCCGAGCCAAGAAGTGGTGGGATCTCTGGTGCCGTTTCCCCGATATCGGATCCAGGCAATCGTTCGGCACGCTGATGTCGCTGGCTGCCCGCGGCTGGTTCTACGACGGCGAGTCTTTCATCCTGCTGACCCGCGGCGATTCCGGGCGCCCTCGGCTGCAGCTCATCGAGCCGCAGCAGGTGGCCACCCCAACCGGCCAGGAGAATCAGCCCGACATCTTCGACGGCGTCCGGTTTGATCAACGCACAGGCCGGGCCTTGTCCTATTTCATCGGCCAGGAGCAGCAGCAGGGACAACTGACCGACATCCGTTCCATTTCTTCGGATTCGATCATCCACATCTTCGAGTCCCAGCGGGCCGGACAGCTCCGCGGCCTGCCGTTTGTGGCGTGTGTCATCAACGATCTGCATGACCTGGACGACCTGCAGCGCCTGGAGATGGAGTCCTGCAAGCTGGCATCCAGCGTTGCCCAGGTGATCAAGACGGCTTCCGGTGAGGTGCAGGCCACCAGCCTACGCTCCGGTGTGGCCGGCAGCCAGGGCACCGCCCAGACCTACTACGAGAACATCTTCGGAAGCACCGTGAAGGTGCTGAAGTCCGGCGACGAGTTCGAGCAGTTCCAGGCCGACCGCCCCAACGTCAACATGAGGGAATACTGGCGCAGCCTGACCGAGAAGGTCTGTGCAGGCGTCGGCATCCCGTATGTCCTGGTTTTCCCCGAGGGAATGCAGGGCACCGTTTACCGCGGCGCCTTGGATATGTCGTCGGTGTGGTTCCGGAGCCGCCACCAGGTGATGGCCTCGGCCGCCCGCCGGATCTGGGAATATGTGATGGAATATGCCATCCGGGTCGACCCGACCCTGCAGGATTCCCCGGATGACTGGTACGAAGTGGCGATCCAGGCCCCCCGGGCTCCAAATGTCGACGTCGGCAGAAACTCCGCGGCCCAGCTCGCCGAGCTGGAGGCCGGAATCACCACCTACGACGAGATCTACGGCGCCCGCGGCATCGACTGGCGGTCGGCGCTCGAAGCGAAGGCCCAGCAGGCCAAGCACATCCGGGACCTGGCGATTAAATACGGCGTCGACATCTCGGAGATCTCGACAGCCCAAAAGCTGCCGATTGCCCCGGAGCCTGCGCTGCCGGTGGTCGAGGATACGCCATCCGGCGAGCCATTGCCCGAGCCTATTCCTGCAGAACAGCCTGGGCAGGTTATTGCCAAGGCGCCAACCAAGCGCAAACTGAAGGCGAAGAAGAACAATGACTAAGGTCACAAACTGGCTGTCCTACACCCCGCGGGCCTCGGCCAATGAGCCGGCCGTGCTCCAGATCTTCGACCAGATCGGCGAGGACTGGTTCGGAGGCAGCGGCGTTTCTGCGAAGGCCTTCTCCGATGCGCTGCAGTCGGTCGGTCAAGGCCCGCTGGTGGTCGAGATCAACAGCCCCGGTGGCAACGTCTGGGATGGTTTCGCCATCTACAATATGCTCCGAGGCCGGCAGGCGCCCGTCACCACCCGGGTGGTCGGCATCGCTGCTTCCATTGCCTCGATCATCGCCCTGGCCGGTGATACCATAGAGATCGCCGACGCGGCGCTCTTCATGATTCACGACCCTTCCGGGATGGTCGCCGGCAGCTCCGACGATATGCGGAAGATGGCCGACGCCTTGGATCAACACGGCGAGGTTCTGGCCTCCATCTACGCCAAGAACACCGGCAAGCCTGTCGACCAGATCAAGGCGCTGATGAAGGCCGAGACCTGGTTCACCGCCGAGGAGGCGATCAATTTCGGCCTGGCCGACCGTACCACCGAGATGCAGATGGCCATCGCGGCCTGCTGGCATCCGCGGGCGGTCTCCAGAACGGCTCCTCCGACCGTTCGCCGGAACCTCGAGCGAGGCATCCAGCAATACGAGGAGGGTCTGGGCGGCGATGGTCTCGAGGAGGCCACGGTCATCGAGGCCCGTAACATGGCCAAGGGCGAAGAGCCCAGCGTCGAGAAGATCAAGAAGGCTGTGGCCTGGTGGGCTCGCAACGAGCGATTCCTCGAGGCTGAAGCAAACACCCCGGCCGACGTGGCTGCCAACCTCTGGGGCGGCGCCGCTGGCCGTGACTGGTTCATCGCCCTGGCGACTCAAATCGACCAGGAGCAGGAGCTCTCCGAGCCCGAAGACAAGATTTCGACCGACAGCACTCCCGCTGCCGGCGATGGCGCGACAAACGCGCCGACATCACAGACACCACAAACTGATATGAGTGATACCAACACCGTGGTGGCGGCCGCCCCTAACGCGCCGACCGCCGCCCTCGACATCGAGTCCATCGTTGCCAAGGCCGTCGCCGCTGCCATCAGCGCCAAGGCCCCCACCGCCGCCCCTGCTCCGGAGCCCGTCGCCCCGGTTCGCATCGAGAACCTCGGCAACCCGCTGCTCGAGGCCCACAAGAAGATGCAGGCCGGTGCCAAGCGCCGCGACTTCCTGATCCAGAACCACAGCGAGCTGCTCCGCCAGTCGGCGCTGCACGCCCCGCAGAATGCGAACACCTTCGCCTCTGGTCTGGTTGTTGATTACCTCGCCGACGCCGTGATCACCGTGGCGGCCACCCGCCTGGCCTTGGTCAGCGCCTTCAGCCGCAACGTCGGCCTGGACAACCTCCGCCCCCGCGCCACGGTCCAGGTGAAGAAGTTTACCACGGGCACCGCGGCTCAGACCAACCCGTCGAGCTGGGAGACCAACAACGACAGCACGCTGGCCGCCACCTCGGTGACGGTGAACCAGATCTCGAAGAACTTCACCGTGACCCAGCAGGAGCTGAACCAGGGCTTCGCCCTGGCCGACCTGGCTGCTGGTTCGGCTGATCTCTTTGCCTACGGCATCAGCGACGTCCTGACCGCGCTGATGGTCTCCGGCAACTACGGCGCCGCCACTGCTATCGGCACGGCTGCGAACTTCGACACCAGCGACCTCCCGGCGATCCTCGCCCTGGCGAAGAACTACCGCTCGAAGAACCTGATCCTCGACGGTGGCCACCTGGCCCGCCTGCAGTTCTCCGCGGCTGCCAACACATTCCCGGATGGTCGCTACGAGGCGCTCAACAACGGCCGGTTCGGATTCGACGTGATCGCCGAGAACAACCGCTGGACCTCTGCCGAGACCAACGCCGTTGGTTTCGTTTGCGGCCCTGACGCCATCGCCATCGCCGCCGGCCTCCCGGTCGGCATGATCCCGGGCGAGTTCATCGAGCAGCGCACGGTCACCACCAACAACGGCCTTAGCTGCCTGTTGTCGGTGTGGTACAGCCGGGCGAGCCGCAGCCACATGGCGTCCTACGACATCATGTTCGGAGCCGCTGCCGCGGACACCACGCAGGCCGAGGTTCTGGTCACCGCCTAATAGGCTGAACCATGAGAATCGCCACAACCATCTCGGTGGACCGCAACGGCAAGGCAAAGATTGTCGCCGGTCCCGAGGTCGATGCGTCTCTCCAACGCACCGACTTCAACACCGCGAACGTCCCAGAGGGAGGCAAGCTCATCCTGTGGATACAGGGAGCCCTGGCACCGAAGATCAGAAAAGGTTAACCGTTCAAATTGGGGGGCTGCTGGGAAATCTCGGCGGCCCCCCTCTAAACCAGATTCAAAATGGCCGTTCAAGCTGACATCTCGATGGAATACAGCATGGGGCGACAGGGGTTCTTCCCTGTGACGACTACCGCTGCTCAGACCGGAAACTTCTCGGCCGTGATTCCGACCGAGCCGACCGTCTTCACATCGATCACCGGCACCGGGATCTCTGGAACCTGGACTGGCATCACACTGCCTGCGGGTTTTCCGTTGTGCGGTGACATTACCGGATTCCAACTGGCTTCTGGAAAGGCCGTTGCCTTTCTGGCCCGCTCCGCCTAATCCATGAGACTCGGCATAGGCATCGGAACCAATCGGCCACCCAGCGGAGAAGCTGGAGGGTACGATCTGCCGATCCTGCGCCGTGATATGCTCCAGGAGGACGAGTTCTACGTTATCCAGGAGGATGCCACCGGGAAGATTGTCTTCTCGTTTGGAACATACGACCGCATCGCTCTGGAAGATGGCACCGACCTGCTTTTACAAGAAAACAACGACAAGTTAATAATCACCGTTTACTGACCTATGGCAGACTCAAAAATCACAGCCTTAACGGCTATCTCCACTGTCGATCCGGCGGCCGACCCGCTGGTGATCGTTGACGTCTCCGATACGTCAATGGCCGCCAGCGGCACGACCAAGAAGTCGACCATCAACCAACTTCTCGGCGCAGGCGGCACCGCCACGCTCGCCTCCGCCACCATCACCGGCGACCTGACGGTGGACACCTCGACGCTGAAGGTGGACAGCGCGAACAATCGGGTGGGTGTTGGGACGGCGAGTCCGAATAATACGCTCACAGTTCGTGGTTCTCAAGATGCTGGTATTGAAGTAAATAGCGCGGACAGCAATGCGTCTCGGATCATTACTGCTTACGATCCTGCCAATTCTCGGTTTTACATCAACAGCACTAGCAGCGGTTCTGGAACTGTTCTCCCGCTTGATTTCCTGATTGGAAACTCGGCGCAATATCGGATTGCTGCATCCGGTGTGTTCACTTGGTACGACGGCGCAGGCGGCACTCGGATGACTTTGAACGCCACCGGACTGGGCGTGGGGGTTGCGAGTCCTGCTCAGAAGGTCGATGTCAATGGGGCGGTGCTTGCGACGAATGTTTATCTACGCAGCGACGACAGCGATGTCTCTTGGGGTGCTGGAGCCGGTTCTCGTCCGATCATTCGTGGCAATCAGACGAACAACACGATCAAGTTCTACACAGCGTCCACGGACCGGATGACATTGGACTCCTCCGGCAACGTCGGCGTGGGGGTGACTCCGAGTGCGTGGGCGGCTACGTTCAAGCCTGTTCAAATTGGGTCTGGAACTGTTTCGTCGGCGTTTATCGGTCAGACAAACAGCCCCGTTGCTCGCATCATGACCAATTCGTACTTCGATGGTACGAACTTTGTCAAAGTGCAGAACAACACTGCTGGAATGTATGTACTGCAAAACAACCAGCACGAATGGCATAATGCTGCTACTGGAACCGGAACGTTCACATTCACGCAGGCGATGACGCTGACGGCTGGTGGTGCGCTACTTATCGGCCAGACTACCGCGGGTCTTGATGCTCAGGGTGGTTTCTGGTTGCGAGAGGCTTCTAGTGCGTTTGGTTCATCCATCATCATCAACCATCGCACCGCAGTTGGAACTGGAAACTCGTATGCCGAGTTTACGCACAACGGTATTGGAATTGGCTCAATCACTCAAAACGGAACCACTGGTGTTCTGTACAATATCACTTCAGACTATCGTCTAAAGGAATCGGTGCAGCCTCTTGTTGGGGGTCTTGCTCGCGTCAATGCTCTAAAGCCTTCTGTCTACAAGTGGAAGTCCGACGGCTCCAATGGTGAAGGTTTCTTGGCCCACGAACTTGCTGAAGTTGTTCCTTTCGCTGTCTCAGGTGAGAAGGATGCGGTCAATGAAGACGGCTCCATCAAGTCTCAGGGCATTGATATGTCCAGAGTGGTTCCGATTCTTGTCGCTGCCATTCAGGAACTCACCGCT